CAACATAACTTGGGTGTGCCTGGTTAAACCTAGCACCAACCTTTTTCTCCATGTTTGCCCACCAAATTGCCCGTTCGGGTTTGTCGATAATCAGCCCCATCAAATGATCTGCCTTTTTCAAAAAACAAAGATCACAATTGCTCAACAATGAGTTCCCATTGACAGTCACAGTATCAAGGTCAAATGGCTGCTTAGACCAGAAATCAAGGACATCATTAACGCCAATCCCTGCGGTCGCAAGTGGTGTTTCTTTGATGTCTTTGTTGTTTTTCATCTTGGCAACACGCCTTTGCTCATCTGCTCTGATGCCGACAAAAGTCACATATTCCTCATGACCCAGGCTTTTCATGTACTTATCGATGGGCAATATCTTGAGTTCTTGGGTGCAAAACCTAGCAAATGTGTTTGGCAAATACTTTTTGCGCTCAACCATTGCCTCAAAAGGCTGCCCTTCTCTGCTTGCGGTTTGGTAGTTAACGATCTTCCATCGATCTTTGACCTCGTCTACCCCATCGTATTCAATCCAAGTTATTGGTACTCCCCAATGGGTTTCGCAATCATGGACAAATTTTAGAGTCGCTGGGTCTTCCTTGCCTGTATTGGCAAAACAGACAATTGCTTCGGGCGGTAGGCTCATCTGGTGAGCCTCTAAAACCTTGTAAAGCATGAATGCCGATGTTCTGCCTCCTGAGAAGCTGATACAAGTTGGCTCAATAATTTTAAATGGGTTGCTCATTCCAAACACTCCTTAACGCAAATATCAACACCTGGCAGACTCGAATAAACCTTGGTTACATGGATGTTTATGATCTGCGAGTCGTCATGGTAGACAACCCCGTTCATGCCATCTTCTACGCTCTTGAGGATATTGCTTGCGTCAGGCTTCTTTGTTGGCTTCTCTGACCCGTTATCAATGGCTTCTAACCGCTTTTTGGTGCATGACTTAGGGATTGGCACTCGAATGTAGAGATAAAGGCTCACAGGGGTTTCCAATGGTTCTGAGCTACCCATTGCCTCGATTGCAGAATCCCTGATTAAAGTCTCATAGGTTCTTGTCTTCTCAGGGGTGTAAGTTTGCACAAAGTTTCCCCTCTTGACGTATCTAGCCCTTTGTTTGCCAACAGGGTTAGCGTCTACTTTGAAAGTGACCATGAAAGTCATAGAAGTGTCCCATCTTTGATTCGGTTCATATATTCCCTTATGCGATCTCTTGCGCCAGTGCCATAGATTCTTTCGGCTCTCTCCAATCTCGCACGAATGAGATCACGATTTTTACTGCCTTCCCAATTACGATAAAGCTCTCTTGCCTCGGCTTGCTCAAGAATTACTCTATCGCTTGGGCCTTGAATGTTTCTTCTACTCCAAGTCACCAGTTAACTCCAATGCTTTGTTTATCAGGTGTAATGGGTAAGGGACACCCTCTTTTACTCTGTCTAGCAGTCTCATAGCTTCAAAGTAGTTCATGCTTTAGCTTCTTTTCTAAAACATAAGACCAAATAGCACCACCAGATACCTTGGCTACAAACTGAAGTGCCACAATTTCAGGCATCAAAGCACCAAATGCAATAGTCGGAAACAACAGAGAGTCAACGGCAGCGCCAGCAGTATTTGAAACATTTGCTCGTTTAATCCATGAGCCTGTGGTTTTTACAAAAACTGCCCAATCTACCAAAGCCGCCACTAAGAATGACACCGCAGAAGCTACCGCAATCATTCCTGCCGCAGGGTTTAGCAAATAGGTCAAAGCACCTGTTCCCACTATCAATCCACCCATTTGCCATGTTTTGAGTCGAACATGAAGCCAATCTCTCAGCGTCAGATCAAGTCCAATCAGTAAAAATGCGTTTATTGGGCTGATTGCTGGCCCAAATGTAGCCACTAAAAGGTTTGCGGCAACCATTGCCACAGCATATGCAATTAAAGCAAAAATCATAAAAGTGTTTCTTGTTCCATTGGTTGATAAAAATTCCATTGCGAAGGGGCATTAAATGCTTCGATCCTAGAACGCATGACTTGCGCTCTTGCTTCTTTGGTTGGCGGCAGATAATTACCATGCTTCCAATGCACATCAATGCCAACATTTCTGCCAATATTGGTACTGTCTGCTGATGAAAATGGTAATTTGGTAAAGATTGCAGGGTCTAGCATCCTCAAACCATGAAGTTTGCAAGCAGGTCTTCCCATGTCATCACAAATAACTCTCATGGCTTGCCCCATCTTGACCCACCAGTTGGATGTTCCTACTGTAGAAAACTCCCCAGAACTACCAATGCAGACCCGCACATAGGTGTTTGCAAGCTGTTCAAGTCTCTCTAAAGATTCATGCATATGCCAAACTGGTGCGCCAAACCATGTCGGCAGCGGACAATCTTTTAGCAAAGCATCGTTGTCTGCTTCAGTCCCATCAATAACGTCAGGAATTACTGCAAAGTCGCAAGAAGGTACTTTTTTGAGATTAAGTGACCAATCGTAGAAAGGTTGCCAATCTTGGATTGGATTGCCAGATCGCCAGGCAGAGAATGCTCCATTGTCTATGGCAAAGGATTGGCAAGACTCTATTGCTATTGCAAGTTGGTCAGAGTGTGCAAATGACACAAAAGCATGACCATTCTCAATTGCTTTAACAGCTACTGTGGCAGGTGTAATTGGTAGACCATGATAGTGGATCATGCTGTTTTCCTTAACTCTGCCATCTTCGCCAATACTTCAAGCGGAATAGGTGCTGCCCTCTTGTCATCTTCTTTTATTTTCAACAAAGCAGGGTCAGGCTCATTTGATGGAGGAACTGTGACCCTACCAATGTCGGCAGGATTTCCTTTTATTTCAAACACATCTTGCCAACCTGATGTTATTGACTTCTCCAATACTTGTTTTACATCCTGACCATTGGATTTAAAACGCTCAAGTTTTGCAATGATTAACTTAATTGCGTAATCAGTTGCTGGCTTCTTAATTCGCTTTCTCATTTGCAAGAATGCATCCCATGTTTCTTTTGGAATCCAATCTGGCAAAACAAGTGCAACGCTAGTTGCTTTATTTATCTGTTTCTGTTCTGTATCTGTATCTATAGCGTTACTTTGACGTTTCTGTAACGTTTCATCAGCGTTACTTGGTTGTTTCTTTTTATCACGATACTTGCGAACCCGCATGGTGCTTGAGTCTGAGACGAATTGACGTTTGTCCCAATTTAATATTTTCCAATGCTTATCAATGAAATTCTTGTTGATAAACAATTGTTTTGTTTCGATGAGTTCCGCTTCAGTTAAACGTAATTGAAACGCAATCTCTGTTTCATGTAACGTTTCAAGTGTTTCACTACATCTTAGGCAAAGCAACATGACATAACGTCTTTGCATTGCTTCAGGAAGCATTTGAATTTTAGGGTCGTGAGCGAACTCAGAATAGAGTCTGAACCAAGGATTAGCCATGATAAGAACCGCTTTTTAAAACACCCTTTGAGGAATTGCCAGCAGGAGAAGGGTTAACTCTTTTCGGTTGGGAGATCAGGCCCGACCTAGCTGGATTCCATAATATCAAAACTATTCTACTTTGTAAACATCAAACATTTTTTGTGAAATCAGGGTTTCCCTTAAAAAGCCTACGAGCTTGTGCATTCATCACAGCGTACTCAGCCTTAGTAAAGATGCCTTTAGCGTTCCTGATATCAAAAGGATTGAGTAAGCAGCGACCTGTTTCGTCTACTGTAGTCTTAACTCTCTTTTCAATCATGTGATCTGCCAAGGTGTACTTAGCTAAGTTATGGCGTCCTACTTTCACAATCTCAGTAGTGAGTTCACCTTTGTAGCGTAACTTCTTTGCTGTTGACAAAACAGTAGCCTTTGGCATACCAGTTAAGTCTGCTACTTCAGAAGAGGTTAGAGGGCCATTCTGTAAAGCCTTAATGAGTCTTTCTTGGGTCATAGTTTTTCTAGGTCAATTGGTTTGTTCAGGTGAATCTCGAGAGTCCTGGCAAGCAAAGCCGTTACAGCCGCTGTGAAGTCCTCTGGATGATCCACATAGACACTAGCCATGCGATTAGCGTAGCCCTGTAGGGTTTCCGCACAAGTTTGTTCCATTTGTTCGATGTTCATGCGAGTAGCCTAGCATGAAAAAATTGTTTTGTCACTAAGGGTTTACCTATGTAAAAGGCTAAAAAGCTGTGGCACATTATCGATGTGGACAACAAAACCACGTTTAACAGGAGTGAACAGATGCCAATATTAAATGGAAAAAAAGTAGTGGATATGGAAGTGGATGGGGTAGAAAGCAAAGACTATCCTGATTTCGCAGACGCATACTTTAGCTATGCTTGCTATGAAGATGGAACACCTCTGACAGAAGATGAGTTAGATAAACTCACAATCCTTGCAAGTGATGTTCTGTGGGAATTAGCTTACGAAAGCCTCCACTAATGAAATCCTTGCTTGAAACTTACTTAGAAGAATTCTCAGGGATTCACTACTGCCCTTATTGTTTAACAATTAAGGGAGAAAAAATAGTCTGCTGCCAAGAATCAGACTTTATCCAGTTCAAGGACTTAGACCTTGATGAACAAATCCAAATCATTGATGACGAGTTAGATACTTACAGGAGTTAATATGTCAATAGAAGCATTACTGAAAACCAATGTCAACGATCACGTTGAGAAAAAGAATGGCTTGTCCTACCTGTCATGGGCATGGGGTTGGGCAGAAGCTCTTAAAGCTGATTCAAGCGCAAAATATGAAGTCCAGTTCTTTGATGGGAAACCATTTGTAGATATCAATGGTACGGCAATGGTGTTCGTTACAGTCACCATGTTTGGCAAACCTATGACTTGCCAATTGCCTGTGATGGATTACCGCAACAAAGCAATCCCTAAACCTGATGCTTTTGCCGTCAACACAGCCATCATGCGCTGTATGACAAAAGCCCTAGCACTTCATGGATTGGGCCTATATTTGTATAGCGGTGAAGACTTGCCTGAAGAGGGTAAAACAGTCGTTATTACACCTACTCAGGGTGCGATGGATAGCATCCCAGAAGATGAACAGAATTATCTCAGAGAGTTAGCAATGGAATTGATTGCTCTTTGCGATGGTGAAGAACCCAAGGCAGCTTGGGTAAAGTTAGAAGGAGAGAACTTGGACGATCAACAAAAGATTGCCCTATGGACACTCCTTCCTAGTAAAGTAAGAAGTGCGTTAAAAAAGGCAAAGGAGTTATAAATGGAAAGTGAAGACATACGTCCAATAGATTTTTTACCAAATACATTCATTTCCAGAGATGGTCGATTATGGAGAAATGGTAAAGAAAAGAAATTTACTATTGCAAAAGTAGGTTATGAGGTTGTTAGTTTTTCTAACAATGACAAAACAAAAACCTATTACAAGCATCGTTTACTGCTTCATGCTTTTGTTGGCAAATGTCCAGAAGGATGCGAGGTTTTGCATATCAATGGGAACAAACTAGACAATAGACTTGAGAATTTAAGATGGGGAACAAGGAAAGAAAATGTTGCCGACTCTATTAAACATGGAGTGGCGACCATTGGAGTAAAAAATGGTCAAGCACAATTAACTATTGATATGGTTAAGTATATTCGTCAATTTTCTTTGACGAAAGATTCTGTAGAAAAACTATCGAATCAATTTCAAGTCTCTAATTATGTAATTAGAAGAGTGTTAAATGGGTTGACATATAAAGGAATATGAAAATGGAAAATCAACAAATTCGCGATAACAGTGGTGTTTTGTTCAAAAGTGATAAGCGTGACAATGAACGCGCTCCACATTATCGTGGAAACATCACAGTAAATGGCAAAGACTATTGGCTATCAGCATGGGTAAAAGAAGGCAAGAGCGGTAAATTTATGGGTTTGGCAGTATCACCTAAAGAACCTATGGCAAAGCCTTCTGAGCGTTCTAAAGCGACTGGCTT